CGTAGAGAAAGGTGCAGGCTCTATCAATGCCGGAATTGACAAAATGAAAGATATGGAGATTTATATAACCAAACGCTCGTATAACTTACAAAGTGAGTTCCGAAAGTATGTGTGGGCGAAGGACAAGGATGGAAATTACATCAACGAGCCGGAAGACCACGACAATCATGGTATTGACGCTGTTCGTTATTATGTATTGGGTGAGCTTCTTGGTAAGATTCAGAAGCCGAAAGATTTAACAGGAATATTCACACACTAAAAATATAAGCTATGCCATTAAGTTTAGAAGAAATATTAGCGTTGCCTGACATCGGGCAGAAAATAAGCTACCTGAAGAAAGGTAGGAAAACCGAGATTCCCGACCGCTGCAAGTTGTGGGATGATTGGAATCCTGAACGCCATGAAATCATGGTTGACAAGGAGAAGTACCCGGATAGAAAAGTTCTTGAAAAGGAAGCAGAGAAAGTTTTCGATGAGAAGACTGGCAAGACCTACGAAATTGAAGCTCAGTATAAGACTGAACCGGTGAACCGTATTTCCATTCCATTGGAACAAGATATAGTGAACATTCAAACAGCTTTCACGGTCGGCACAGAACCGTCTATGGATTGCACTCCGACTGATGATGATGAAAAGAAGCTGCTGGATGCGGTAAAGGCAGTATTCAAGTCTAATAAAATCAAATATCAAAACAAGAAGATTGTCCGTGCCTGGCTCTCCGAACAAGAAGCGGCAGAATATTGGTATGTTACCGATGATGATTCGTTCTGGGCGAAGTTCTGGAAGAAAGTTAAGACTACATTCGGAGGCAAGGTAAAACCTACCAAGAAGCTGAAAAGCGTATTATGGTCTCCGTTCCGTGGGGATAAGCTTTATCCGTTCTTCAACGATGAAGGTAAAATGATTGCTTTCTCACGTGAGTACAAAAAGAAGCTCATGGATGATTCGGAAGTCATCTGCTTTATGACTATTACGGACAAGATGGTTTATCAGTGGGATTTATCTAAGGGGTACGAAGAAAGAATAGCTTTCGCTCATGGATTCCCCAAACTGCCGGTTCTCTATGCCTATCGTCCCGAACCTTATTGCAAGAAGATAAAGACCTTCCGTGTCCGATTAGAGAAACTGTTATCCAATTATGCCGATTGCATAGATTATCATTTTTTCCCATTGCTAAAATTAGTCGGTGATGTGGAAGGCTTTGTCGGGAAGAATAAAGACAAAATCGTGAAGCTTACCGGGCAAGGTGCAGATGCTCAATATTTGACGTGGAACCAAGTCCCAGAAACAATACGTTTTGAAGCCGAAACACTTACGAACAACGCTTATGATATGTCCAATACTCCAAGAATATCCTTTGAGACATTGAAGGGTGTAGGCAAAGCATCAGGAACCGCTTTCCGTTTCATGTTCATGGGTGCCCATATGAGCGTAAGTAATCATGCGGAAGTGATAGGTGAGTTTTTACAGCGAAGGGTTAATTTCCTTGTTTCTGCTTTAGGTTCTATCAATCCAACCGAGTTTAGCAAGGCATCACAGACCATCGACATAGAAACGGAACTTGCTCCATATATGATTGATGACTTGAACGATAAGGTGGCTACTGCCGTCTCCGCTGTCAGTGGTGGCATTTGGTCAACACGTGAGGGGATTATGTTTGCCGGGAATGCTGATAGGGTAGAAGAGGAACTTGCAGAAATCAAAGAGGAGCAAGCAGCAAAGAATGAGCAAATCGGAAATAAGGGACAAAAAAACGCTCCTTAGTCAGAAAAATTGCGTGGTTTATAATTTTAGTATAAGAAAAATAGAATATTTAGCAGTGATTCTTACGGAGTTGCTGCTATTTTATTGGATCTATTGTTAAAAGTAACAAAAATGTTACTAATCTTATGGGGCATACTTGTTTGGTAGTAACAAAAACGTTATCTTTGTGTTGAATTTAAAAGCTCATTGAAATTATGAAAGTATCAGAATTAGTAAGAATGCTTACGAAAGCTGGTTGTTTTATTCATCGTCATGGTTCTAATCATGATATTTGGTATAGTCCAATAACCAAACAGACTTTTCCAGTACCAAGACATGAGAGCCAAGAAATGAGAGACGGCACATTAAAGAGCATTAAGAAGATGGCGGGGATTTAATCCCTGCCACTTACTTACTGAATTGAGAAGCATATTTCAATGGCTTTTAAATTTCAAATCAAAAACAAAGAGTTATGAAGATACTTGCTATTATTGAAAAGGGAGCAGATGGTTTATACTCCATCTATTCGGATGATATGTTACTTAATCATGGATTGGGTGGATATGGTTCAAGCGTGGAAGAGGCGAAGGCTGACTTCTTTGAAAGTATTAAAGAAGCAAAGGAAATGATTATAGAGGAAGGTAAAGTTCTTCCTGATGGAGCGGATGCTATTGATGTAGTGTTTAAATACGACCTTCAATCATTCTTTAATTATTTTGATTGGATAAATGTTAGCCAGTTTGCCAAGAAGGTAGGAATAAATGAATCAAAGATGCGACAGTACAAAAACGGATTGGCATTCGCTGGAGAATCAACCACAAAGAAGATTCTCGATACTATAAAGAATATCGGAGCAGAATTACAATCTGCTACTTTATAAATTCAAAGCTTTTAAATTCAAAATTAAGGCGTGAGGCTCCGGCTATTCACGCCTTTTTGGTTTTATACACCTGTATCTTCTATTAACTTCAACTTTGCTCCGTATTTGGGGCAGATAAAGCTATTCCCTCCAACCTCATCCGGTGATGCAAAGAGTTGCCACTAATTTTTATGTGCATTGGTTATAAATATTAGAATATTATTTTGAATTATAGAATTATATACATATCTTTGTCAAACGATAATTGAGTAACCAATGAGAATATTTACTGAACAAGCATTAAAAGAATATGCAGAGAACCATCCCGACTCGAAGGTCGCTTTGCAAGAATGGACCACCATTGTAAAGCAAAGCAAGTGGACTTGCTTTGCCGATATTAAGAAAACATTTAATAGCGTTGATAATGTAGGTAATCAGCACTATGTTTTCAACATCAAAGGTAACAACTATCGTTTGGTAGTAGTGATTAAATTCACCATTCAGTTTGTGTATATTCGCTTTATTGGTACTCATAAAGAATATGATAAAATAGATTGCGCTAATATTTAGGATTATGACAAAGATAGAAAATCAAGCCCAGTATGAATGGGCGGTGAAAAGAGTAGAGGAGCTTCTTCCATTGGTGAAAGATGATACTCCTTTGAATGACCCAAATAGCATAGAATTGGAGCTTCTTTCTAATTTGGTTGCTGATTATTCCGAAGAACATTTTGCTTTGGGAGAACCTTCACTTGTGGATGTCCTTAAACTTCGTATGTACGAAATGGGGCTTAATCAAAAATCACTTGCAAAGTTGGTTGGTGTCAGCCCGTCACGACTAAGTGATTATATATCCGGTAAATGTGAACCAACTTTGAAAGTTGCTCGTGAGATAAGCCGGAAGCTAAATATTGATGCCAATATAGTATTAGGGGTATAATGGAGGGGGATTTTCTTAATAAAATATGGGATTTCTTTTCAAATGAAAGAATCTCATTGACTCCGAAAATTACTATTCCTTTATTTCTCATCATAATAGTGTTTCTCTTTGTAGACTATTATGGTTTTTTTTATTATTATGCAAATAGTAAAAAGGTAGAATATCTATCAAAAATAGAGGAAGCAAAAGAAAAAAGTTCTTCTGATACTATAATTGTTTCTTATTTGGATGAAATGCTATATGATGCTGTAAATAGGAAAAATATATTTCAGCAATTTGCTATGCTGTTTGAGAATGAAGATGTGTCTCATACCCCTGATATTTCGGATAAAAATGATAATAGCGACTCTTTTGAAATAGAACGTATTTTTCCATTATGCGAAAGAAACCAGTTATGGCATACTGCAACTGCATCTTCGTTTTGGATACTTTGTTTAGTGCTTTTATCGATTATGCTACTTTATATACCTTTTTCATCCGGTGATAATAGATTGAATTCAATGTTTGGAATGATAATAGGAATAGGGGGGATTACTTTACTTATATGGGTGACCCAATGGCTATTTGGACTTATTCCTGTTATATTAGGAAGAGCATATATTAATTACATAGTACAACTTGCTGTAAACTTACTTCCAATTATTTTGTTTGCTATAAAAAGTAAAAAGAAATAAGTATATTAATAATTTTGCAGGCGTGATTCCATTTGGTTTCACGCTATGATAAAGCCGGAGAAATCCGGCTTTTATGATTCTTTGAATGTTACTTTAAATTGTACCATGCTTGTATCTACTTGGCTTGCTGTTCTTCCAGTAACATAAATATTTTGTATTTCTGGAACATTTTGTTTCAGAAAAGGCAATACCATATTAGCGATTATATTTGCACTCATTTTTTGTGGTGGATTGCAGCATATTTGATTGAATCCACTTAAATTTTCTTTGGTTAATCTTCCTGATAGGAAATTTTTACCATCATAATATATTGTAGCCATATTTCTATCCTTCTATCATGCTTTTTAAAATTTTCAAAGATTGTGTAAGGTCGGTTTCAACGAATCCATGTCGAAATAATCCACTTGCACTACCTTCATTTAAGGTGAGGTATAGTTCTTTATCTAAGTTTTGTGCATATGTTCTAACTTGATTTTCAATAATTTTCTTTTGATTATTATTTGCGAAATAATACTCATTATACTTTTCATTTAGATAGTTGAATATACCTTGTAGCTCTTCTCTATTCATATTATTACCTCCTATATTTATTTGTTTATAAATTTTCCGCTAACTTCTTAATATCCTCCTTGCTCGTAACCTTATGGATGGTTCCGTCTAATTCGATGTAGCCATTTATGTTGGTCGGTTCCTCAAATAGTTCGGTTATTTTCACATTTAAGGCACTGGCAATTTTCTCCAAAGTATCTTTGGTTGGATTACCATTGATTGCCTTAGATAACCCCACGGCTGATAACCCTATTCTTTCTGCTAACTCTTTTTGAGTTATTCCTACTTGTTTGCAGATATCCAATATTCGTAACTTCATAATTATACTTATAGTTTATTCCTTGCAAATATATGAAATTATAGTATTAGTTGTTATTCTTTGGATGAAAATATACTATGTGTATATTGAATTCGCTTTTATTAACTGTGTAATATTTGTTTGTGTTATATTTATAGTTATGTTTGTATCGTAATGATAAAACTAAATGTTTAACGATTAGCATACATATAATTATGAAACGCTACAATTTATCTCAAATCATGAAAGACGCTCACAGCTTCTTTAGAAGTAATTCAAGAATGGGTAGAACCTTTGGCGAATGTTTGAAACTCGCCTGGGACTGGGCTAAAGATGCAATCAAGTGTAGAGAAGAACGTGAGGCTAAGATAAAAGCTATGGTAGCTAATCAGAAGCCCGTAGAACACACTTCTCAGATTGAGGGTAGACTTACTTGGTCTGACTGCTACAATACGAATAGTAAAGGTTATATGGGTAGTCAGTATTGCGGTGATTGAAATCCAAGTAAGATAGAAATGAATGAAGTATAAACATTAAAATATAAAAGTTATGGCAACAATTGAATTAAGAGAAAGCGATAAGAGAAGAGCTGTAAATCTCAATCGTAAGAATAAGTATGGTCTTGATAGTGTGCAGATGATGCGTCTTATCAACTCACATCAAAAAGGCGATACTTATAAGCGTGCTTTGGTCGAGTATCGTTTGACTGATATAAACTTTCATCGTGAAGTTGAATTGCTTATTAATGGTAAGTATAACGAGTTGAAAGAACAGGTAAAAGAGTGGTAACTATAAAAGAAATGACTATGACACTAATAGCTGAAAATCAAGAGGTGAAAATCTACCAACATAACACGGTAGGTGGACGGATTAACGTATATCAGTTCAGAAACGGTAAATTATCATTCGGGGCTGAAAAAACATCAATACTGAATAGATTTGAGAAAACTCATGTATACGAGATGATATGTAGAGTACTAACACATAAAATATAACGATATGGCAGCAAATGAAATCAAAGTTAATTTAGACCTAATGAACGCATTAATTAAGTTGAGAGAGGCGAGTGTAGTCTTTGACGAGCAAACCGACATTATATCCCAAGAAAGCGGTAGAGAATACATTGAAGAAAGCAACACCTTCAATGAAGGTATTTACAAGTGCATGGACGCTATCAGTAAAATGATTGGTGAAAGTGCCGTAAATGGTGTATATAGCCTAATCCCTAATAGAATCTAACACGATTATCAAAAGGCAGTCCGCACGACTAATAAGGCTGCCTTTTATTTATTAACTTTAAAGCAAAAAAGAATATGGACGAAATTTGGAAAGACATTGAAGGGTACGAAGGAATGTATCAGGTATCAAACTTAGGCAGAGTAAAATCCCTATCAAACTCAAGAACAAGACATGAGAAAATATTAGTACCAATAAAGAATAAGGGGTATTTTTATGTGAGATTATTTCGGTCGGCAAAATGCAAAAGAGTATATATTCATACACTTGTAGCATCTGCTTTTATTCCTAATCCTTATGGTTATACAATAATAAATCATCGTGATGAAAATGGTCAAAATAATTGTGTAGATAATCTTGAATGGTGCACACATAAATACAACTTAAACTATGGCACTGTAAAACAAAGAATTTCAGATAAATTATTAGAGCATAATTCGGCAAGATGTAAACAAATTAATCAGTTCGACCTATTGGGTAATTTTATTAAAACTCACACATCTGCGTGTGAAGCAGAAAAAGAAACGGGTATTTCCTCTTCTTCTATAAGAAAATGTTGTAAAGGTGGTTATATACACAGTAAGTATAAAAAATGGTATAAATTAACTCATGCAGGTGGTTATATTTGGAAATATAAAGAATAAAAGCTCATGGCGTGATAACAATCACGCCTTTTTTATATCATTTTACGACAATCGTTTCATTGTCGTGTATCACCTATCTGATTATTTCTCACCCTCTTTATAAATAGCGAAATTTACCGTAGAAATTTATAAATCAAATTCATACGGTATGACAATCTTAGAACAAATCTTAGCAGGACTACAACAGAAATTTACTGGGGTGGACACTGCTATCTTAACCCGAATTGCCACTAAAAAGGCAGAGGGTGTAACGGACGAGACAAAGGTAAACTCCATCGTTGAGGGTATCAGTTTTTCGGACGTGCTTAATTCCTATGGTGATTTCCGTGCCGGGGATGCTTCAAAAACGGCAGTGACTAACTACGAGAAGAAGCATAACCTTAAAGACGGTAAGCCAATTGAGAACCCTAATCCCAATCCTAACCCTAATCCGAAGCCGGAAGATAAGACGGACGACATGGCGGCTATTATTGCTAACGCAGTGAGTGCAGCCGTTAAACCTCTTTCTGATAAGCTCGCTCAATTCGAGACAGAGAAGTTACAAGCTACCCGGCAGGAGCAGATTATGGCAAAGGCAAAGGAGTATGGTATTCCCGAAAACTACGCCAAGCGATGCGCCATCAAAGACGATGAGGACTTGGATACTTATTTCAAGGACTTGAAACAGGAGTTCGCGAATGACGGCTTCAAAGGCGTGACCCCTCCCGAATCAGCAGAGCAGAAGATGGAGAAAGAGAGTGAATCTCTCGCCAAGATGATTGACGACGGGACAAAAACTATTGTTGAACAAAACAAAAATTAATTATGTCAGCAGGATTTAAGTATGACTTGGTTCCGCCCGTTGAGCAAGAGGAACGTTACGATGTCCAGACAGGCATCCGTAGACGTGGCCCGTTTAAGCTCGACATACAGAACCTTGTAGTGGGAAGTTTTCTTCCTGGATTTACACCGATTTGTGCGGACTTGAAAAACAAGTTCGCTTATGCGGTAATCAATGTACAGGTTATCGAAGCCTATGCCACTGGTGATACGGCTTTGTCTATCAAGGTAGCCAAGAACTCTTTGGCTTATAAGGGAATGTTTATTGGAAGCGGTAATAAAGGTGCAGAAGTGACAGCCATTGACAAGTCAAACAAAGATTACGATGTTTTGACTATTAAAGCCGCCTTTGGTGAGAACATCGCTAAGGATGCGGTTCTTTTCGAGGCTACCGCTGTAGATGGGACGAAACAGAAGTACACCGCTAATTCGGCCTTGTACAACCGTACAAAGGTTGAGGACGGAATCACATTGGTTTCATTGCTTCGTACAGCCGCAGAAATTGAACCCTCAAAATTGGTTATGCCGTTCTCTGAGAACGATAAAGCCAACATGAAGGGATGGTTTGAATTTAACGAGTAAGGAGGTAGGATATGTTTTTAACGATTCAAACATTATTCGATGATGCGAACATTGTTTCCGCTATCATCAGACGTGTGAACCAGACACGCAAGGACACAATCTATTGGCAACAGTATCTTACTTTCCGCAGAGTAACTACTCGTGTGTTCAAGGATTATATCGGTTCTGTAACCGGAGTTATGGCCGGCTCTATCAATTCACGTTTTGGAGAGAAACCCATCCGTGAACGTCGGAACATCGGTTCCGGATATGGTGAGATTGCCTATTTGGGTGATGCTTATCAGATGTCTATTGACCGTCTTTCCGAATTGCAGGATTTGATTGACAAGTTCAATGCAGCTGGAAAATCCAGTGTAAGCTGCCCCCTAAAACCAAGCGATTCTGCCCTCTTGTGCTAA